CCACATATGTGCAACAGTATTCATTGCACCCTCCAGAAGAGTTCTTCTCTTCAATCCTAGTGTTTCGTTACACGAGGATCCATTGGCGTTTCAGTGCGAGGTTGCCAAACCTCACTGATTCGCTTAAGTGATTCGTGTCAACATCGGGATTACCGATGAGATTGAAACACTTAAGAAGCGCAGCGTCACCAGCAAGCTGATCACGCCTACGAACAGGGCGAACAACCCAGCGCCTTGATTTAAGACACTGGTACTGTTTACTCCATCCGTTGGCTGACTCTCCATTGCTGAAGGAGACCCAACCAAGCCCCGCATATTGTCTCGTCGCAACGAATCTTCCTTCAATTGCTCTTTCGAGCAATCTGAAAGATCCGATCGACATTGCCGGTAACTCGCCAAGTAGCTTTTCAGCTATTTCGCGTAGATATCGGCAAGTCCCCCAAAGGCCTTTCAGATAAAACTGATTGGCCAATGAGACAAGAGACGCTATGCCATGCGAATCGGTTCTATCCGCGGGAATCTTTCTACGAACGTAGACAGGTGTTACGTCTACTCCGTCGAAAGCGTCCATACCACAGGACTCTCTGAATTTCCCAATCCAGAAAGACTTGTGGCTGTTGACTTTGAATGCGAATGCAGACAAAGTCTCGCAGATAGAGGGTGCCACATCTGCGGGAACAACAATATCGTCCCCGTAGACATACACCCCGCAACTGTACTTCCGTACAGAAACGGGAGTGACGCGCACTCCTGCCTTCTGGATCAAGATCGAAATAACGGCGATATAAAACGCCATTGATTCGATCGGGAAACAGAGGGCTGAACCCATAGACGCAAACTTCCTCAATGGTAAAGTGATGCCATTGGGAAGGCTTGCCCTTGTCGAGCGACATGCAAACACTTGCCTCCTAAATTCGGGGGTAGATGCAAGCATGGACCAGATAAGGCGAGAAGACACTCGGTCGGAAGCTTCAGACATGTCAATGGTGGCTTTATCGCCATCACGAGATGACTGAAGTGCTAGCTTGGCATTTATACTCTGATCACGAAAGTTAACGTGACCAGACGTATACGAACACCGGTGCTCAATCCGGGGTATCAACCAAGCAGCTATCGCTTGCTGTATGTATTGCATGCATACAGGTTCGATAGCAATTACACGAGGCGTCTTCTGGGTCTTAGGGACGAAAACTACCCTCACGGGAGTTTCGTCCCGGGTGATGACCATACGAACTGGATGACTTTCAAACCCATCAGGGAAATTCGAAATCGATCCGATTCCGAATTCACTGAATGGGAATGATCGTTCCAACCTCAGAGGCCAAGAAGGAAACGCATACTTAGCATTTCCTCTTAGACCTTCTGCAGTTGTTCCAGGACCATGCCGAGGAATGAACTGATTATAGGGATCTTCATCCCCGCTAACCAGATCACTCCAAATAATACCGCTGACACGATGAAAAATGTCAGCGAGCTTATAATCGGAGTCATGGGAACGTAGGTCATTCTCACATTGCACAAAGGCGGACTCGGCAGCTTTTTCTCTCGCGCGAGTGCACGGGAGTTTAAGCTTCTTCGCGAATAGACAAATTTGTCTAATCGCAAAGACGCAATCCGGATCCGCCTTGGTGAGGAGTACTCCGTCAGGACCAAAAATCCTCTCCATGTACCCTCCGAGAAATCGGGGGCAGCATGTTCCTCTCCGAAACCGAAATTTCGGAAAGAGAGCTGGTGAGAGGCGACCTCGTTCAAGACATCGTTCGAAATCTTGAGCGAAGGTTGGAAGAGTGATAGTGAGAAAGCTATCACCTTCATTTTCGGTCCTCCGCGTGACACATAAAATGTCACGTTTGGGGTTGGCACCACACCTCATACTACAGTCATGTAGTATGTGCACAAGGATGTCTACGAGGCTTTTCAGATGGCGCTCCTTTCAGGAAGCGGACATCTCCAAGGCCCGTCGATCCACAAAGTTGGTCAAAGTTGACCCGACTTAACGATAGAAGACAAGAACGTCGGATCTGCGCCAGCTGCACCGAGCAATTGCTGCCCGATGTAGTAGCACATCTTCCGATCTATCAGCGTGATAGTGGCCGTATTAGCGATTGGCCCTGTATTAGGGCAATCGAATACGACATAGCACGACTGAGAGAAACTGGTTTTCTCTGCCGGTACGGTCAGACTGGTCATAAGCCCAGAAACGTCAACTCGAAAGTTGAAACGGTTCCGGGTTCGACCATACTGATGACTAGCAGAGAGACGCCAGTCGTTATTGTCAGCATCGAAAAGTCGGTAAGACGAGGTATCACGATCGTTACCAGCTCTCGGATGCCCAACGGGCGTACCAAGAGTGGCGGCGGTCGTGATAACCTGGTTTACAACTAGAGGATCGGCGAGCATCGAGTTATCCTTGTGATAGGGAAAGTTACCTTCGGGTTATCCCGAGGGCAGCGAGGATCCCTAGTTGCCTGAGAGAAAAATCAGGCCACGAGAGACCAAATCCATAAGGAGAGGCCTGTCTTCTCCACTTTTGTATCTCGGAACGAGAATACTTAAGTGAGGAAGAACCAGCGGGAAGGTGAAAACCATAAGAACCGGTTTTCTCGTCCCAGTGGTTACTAATTATGATTTCAGTGGTGAGATCAATCTCACGCATTGAAAAACAATTAGTCCAGGTTTCGTTGTCGACTGCGTTCGTCGATATGTTCGACATAATGTCGCCCACATTCGAGAACCAATCGATCAACCATGACCACGGAAGGAGTTCCCAGAGTTGTGAGGGCGTAGGATTTTGCCCAAACAGTGCTCTTTTCGCTCTTTCCGTCCACTGCGAAGACCCGATATCTGGAACGTAGTAGCCGAAGCTACCACAATTCCAGGTAGTCGTCGTGTCCATTACAGTGCAGTTATAATCACACTGCCCTGTAAAGTCAAGGGGGTACAAATCAGCGTTAGCGCACCCGAGAGGGCCGCCAACGATGAACCCCTTTAATCGAGAGTCGCCACCAATGGTGGTATCATCAAGCCTGCCAAATGGCGAGCTTAAAGAACCCTCGAAGGCATCGACGATCGCAGTGCTGGTCTTCTTCGACTCACGACGTCGGACTATCAACCCATTGTTATCTCGAAGCTTCTTTAAGGAAGATTCGAGTCTCTGTTGGGTATTGTACATATCCACCAGATCTTTAACAAAAGGTTGCCATCCGAACACCACGTTTAAGTAGTTCTCGCCTAAATCCCGAAAGGTCTTTAGGCCTGAATACATAAGACGTGGTAGCCGGGGAATATCGTGGAGCTCTCCCACGAATTGGAAGAGCCCCGCGGTCGGGTTCCCGGGTCGTGCCCTTTTTATGAAGGCAGTGCCTTGCGCGTTAAGCGAAAGGACAAGGTCTCCATATTCAGGGTCTACAGGCTTCGGAATAGGAACGTCAGCAATCGAGCCGTAGTACACAGAGGAATCATATCCTCTTGTAATACAGACACGAAAACTGCCGTCCATCGGTGTACCAGGGAAGTCACCTTCGCCTTTCTCCTCGTAAGAGGGAAAGGTAAAAGGAAACAACTCGGATACAGCGGGTGGCTCACTTACGGAATATTGTAAGAAAGAGCCATCATCATCCGAAGTCCAACGGCCATCTCTAAACTTATGGCCAGTAGAACGAAGAAGTGCGTGGTAATCCTGACCGTAAACCCAGGACCAGTGCATATCCGACTGTTTAACAGAAGGAACTGGTCTGAATTCACGTTTAGGTTCCACCACAAGTCTCCTTATGAAAGTACTCATAAGAGTACAGGGTGCTGTTGCCAGCCAGCGGGGGCGAAAG